CCGGCTACGGTCCCGAGTTCAAGGCGATCACCGAGTGGTCCTATGTCGAGGCCCTGAAGGACGCGATGGTCGGTGTCCGCGCCGGCGTACGTTACATCCCCGGCATGCAGGGCAACGCCCGCATCGTCAAGGGTGGTTCCGCGGCCGCCAGCTGGCTCGCCGAGGAGGCAGCCGCCTCCGTGGCCAAGCCCGGCTACACCGCTGTCGACATGACGCCGCACCGCCTGCAGATCCTCGCGGGTTACACCATGGATCTGCTGAAGCAGAGCGCCCTGCCCGTCGAGCGGCTGATCTGGGACGAGCTGATCTCCGCCCATGCGCAGTCCCTCGACGCCGCCATCTTCAACGGCTCCGGCTCCAGTGGCCAGCCTACCGGCATTCTCGCCGCTTCCGGCGTCAACTCCATCGCCATGGGCACCAACGGCGGCGCCATCGACTGGGCCTCCATCGTCGGCATGGAGTCCAAGGTCGGCGCGTCCAACGGTCTGTTCGGCCGCCTGTCCTACGTCACCAACAGCAAGGTGGCCGGCGACATGAAGGTCACTCCGAAGGTGGCCAGCACCTCCTCGTTCATCATGGAGGACGGCCGCGCCAACGGCTTTGACGTCCACGTCACCAACGCCATCCCGTCCAACCTGACGAAGGGCAGCGCCTCCGGCATCTGCTCCGCTGCCGTCTTCGGCAACTTCGAGGAGGTCCTCGTCCCGCAGTGGGGCGGTCTCGACTTCATCGTCGATCCGTTCTCCCAGAAGGCCAAGGCCGTCATCGAGGTCACCGCGATCGCGTACCACGACGTCTGCGTGCGTCGTCCCGGCGCGTTCTGCAAGATCGTCGACATCAAGACCGGCATCTAATCCTCCGAACGATGACTGAGCGCACCTACGGAAATTTCCAGCCCACGCTGGCCGAGTTTAAGAACCATATCCGCCTAACCACGACGGATATGGATTCTGACCTCGAGCTGAAGCTGAAGGCCGCCATCCGTTCCGCCGAGCACTACATCGGCGCGATCATCGCGCAGTCGTCTTTCGTCTATACCGGACCGTTTGCCAAGACCATCCCGCTGGAGGGACCCGTCAAGGAGATCTCCAGCGTGAAGGTCGACGGCAACACTCTTGAAGCAAGCAAGTACCAGCTGGTCGGCACCGTGCTGAAATTCGCGGACGACGTGACCGGCGAGGCGGTTGAGGTGAACTACACCGCCGGACCGGGCCAGGTCGAGCCCGACATCAAGGCCGCCATCCTGCTCCATGCTGCTGCACTCTTTAACAACCCGGTGGATTCCGTGGAGACGCTGCCGAAGGCTTCGACGCGCCTGCTGGATTCGTACAGGACGTGGGGGGTGAAGTGATGGATAACAGGGTGAACATAGGCGAGCTGGATACGCTGGTGACGTTCTACTCCGTGGAGCGCACCATCGGCGACCAGGGGCAGAAGACCGTCCGCCGGACGCAGCACTGCCGGCTGTTTGCGAAGCTGGAGCCGCTCACTGACGAGTACGTCAGCGACGACAATCTGGAAGCCCGCACGGGCATGACGGTGACCACCTACAAGGTCCCCGGCATGAATACCCGGATGGAACTGGAGATTGACGGCGTTCCGTACGAAATCAAGGGCATCGACCCTATCGACAGGATGTCTCCGTTCTGCATCATCACCGCTTCAACCATTGAGAAGTAATGGCAACAGGGATCACCATTTCTGGCCTTGACGACTGCCTGAAGGTCTTCGACAACGCGCCGGAGAACCTGCTGAAGATTTCGCGCCAGGCGCTGAAGGATGCGTCCAAGGTGTCGGCGCGGACCGTCAAGTCCAGGATCCCGAAGCGCTGGAACCGGCTGGTCCGGTACAAGGTGGTGAAGACCGCGAACGGAAAGCTGAACGCCGTGTTCGGCCTGTTCAACAACAGGCAGGCGCAGGGTCATCAGAATCCCAGCGGAGCGCAGATCGCCGACTGGTTCAAAGCGTACTGGATCAACTACGGTACCCTGGAGAACCGCGACCCTTCGCACCACTTCAAGAATCCGGTGAAGCACCGCAAGACCGCCGCTGCGCGCCGCCGCAGAAATTCCACCGGCATCCAGCCGCGGAACTTCTTCGAGGCCGGTATCGCAGGATGGGAGGGTCCTTTTGTTGAATCGTTTAAGAACAGCCTGAAAAGGCAGGAAGACAAACTCTACGACCGATGACTGAATCCATAGGCACACAGCTGACCTCGCTCTGCAAGAATGTCTGTCCCTTCTTCCTCGCTGAAGCGGAGACGGAGTCCTATCCCTACGCAGTCTATGAGCAGACCACGCAGGAGTGGCGCACGAAGGACGGGGTGTACCAGATCACGGCAGACAGCGTCATCCGCGTCTACGACAAGGTGTTCGACAGCGCGCAGCAGAAGGCCGACGCCATCCGCGCGGCGCTTGACGCCAATGCGGACGGCCAGTACATCATCCGGCACCGGTCCACGACCAAGGACTGCCAGGAGGGCGTCTGGTCCATCGAAATGAACTTTTTCGTCAAACAAACTAGTTAAAAACATAATACCATGGTTGAAGGTTATAACATTGCAGTCCAGATCGGCTCCAAGACTATCCTGGGCCGTACGCAGGACGACCTGAACATCGCGGCCGTCACCAAGACGTCGATCACCAAGGACGACGCCGGCGTGCAGCAGGAGTCCGTGGTCCGCCACGACGTCACCCTCCGCCTGGCCGCGCTGCTCTCTCTCAATTCCGGTACCGGCACGTTCACGCAGCTGGACCGCGACGACGTCATCGAGCAGGCGCTGAAGACCGGCGCGCAAGCTGAGGTGACCGTGACGTACACCTGCACGGGTGGCGACACCTACACCGGCACGGCCATCATCACCGGCTACAGCGAGAGCTCCAGCGCGGCGGTCGACAGCGACACCACGTTGAACGTGGACCTGAAGATTGTCGGTGCTTTCACTAAGTCCGCCTAGTATGAACAACAGCATCACACTTACGGATGGCCGCACGTTTCGGGTGGAGCTCAATTGGAACGCCATTGTCGACTTCCTTGCGAGCTCCGGCCGGGACGACATGCGCGAACTCTCGAACCTCGATAACCTCAAACCGTCCGACCTTGCGGGCCTGCTGGCCGCGGGCATTAACGAGGGCAAACGGCTGGAGGGCGACACTGAGAGGATGACCGCCGAAGATGTCGGCGCGCTGTCGAACGCGCAGACGATTACGGAGTTCATCAGGATCTTCACGGACCAGATGACGCCGAAGGGCATCAAGCCTGAGGCAAAAAAAGGGTAGCTGACGGCGCGGCCCCTGAGCCGCTCAGCATCGGCAAGATCAGGGGCTGGGCCTTTGGCCTGCTCGGCATGAGCCGCATCGAGTTCTACGAGATGCGCCCGGGCGAGTTCTGGGAGGCGATGGACGCCTATGAGCACAAGGTGCGCGCGGACAGGAAACACATCGGCGAGCTGGTGAGAGGAGCGACACTCCGGCTGTGGAACCTGCAGGTCGCCCAGAAACATAGGACGGCCGATCCGGTGAAATTCTGGGCGATGCCCTGGGACGACCCGGACCGTGAAGGAAAAGAAATCAAACGCCTGAAAGACCTTACCGAGGCGGAAAAACAGGTTGAGGTCGAAAAATTCTTAAAGAGAGTACACCATGGCAAACGAACCGAATCTGAAGGTTAACGTCGGCGCCGACACCTCGCAATTCACGAAGGGGATGAAAACGGCGAAGGCCGAACTGCGCGACTTCGCCAAGGTGTCCGACAATGCGCTCGGCTCCATCGGCAACATGCTCGGCGTCGATACCGGGAAGGTGGAACAGTTCGCCTCCGCTATCCGCGGCATGGGCCGGCAACTGAGCGAGGCCGGCAGCACCGGCGCAAAGGCGCTGGGATCGCTGCTCTCCAGCGTCTCCACGCTCGGCGTCGGAATCGCAGCGCTCGGGATCTCAGGGGCGGTGGCTTCCTTCAAGGCGCTCAACGCCGAGGCCGAGGCGTTCAAGAACACCGTGGCCGGTGCGAACCTGGAGATGCAGACCGCGGCCTACATCGAGACATACCGGCAGGTCTTCCACGACATCAATAAGGAGACCGGGCAGAGTGTGGCGGAGTTCGAGTCTAACTTTAAGAAGACTTTCGCCGTACTCGGCGCGAACTTCAAGCAGAATTTTGTCGGGATCCTGACGGGGAAGCAATTGATGCCCTCGTCCCTTCCCAACATGTTCCTGACCGGCAACGCCCAGCAGATTGGCGCCGCTCTCGGCGCGGCCGGCAGGGCCGAGCAGATCTCCGAGGAACTCTATAAGCTGGACCGCCAGCAGTCCGACCTGACGCGCGAGATCGCGGACCTGGACGCCCGCATCGCTACGAATAAGGAGAAGATGCGCGACGCCACCGTATCGCTGGTGGAGCGTCTCGCCGCCTATGACCAGATCGTCACGGACATCAATAAGAAGGAAAGCCTCCTCGTCCCGATCGAGGAGCGCCGCACGGAACTGATGGACGAGATGGTCTCCCTGACGGCCAGCTCCCCCGCCGCCGTCGACGCGGCGAACCAGCAGTACGTCCGCCAGCAGTCGCTGGTCAAGAGCCTCACGGACGAGAAGGCCGCGCAGCTGCGATACGTCAACGGCATCCGCTCCCAGGCGGAGAAGCAGACGGCCGAGATGGAGAAGCAGCTGGAGCTCCAGCAGCAGATCGCGCAGAGCCGCGCGGATCTCGCGGCGCTGGACCTGTCCGTCGCCGGCATCCCTATGGCGGGCGCTACCACGTCCGCCGGCGGCGCTCTCATCCCCCAGACCATAGATACTACCGAGCTGCAGGCACAGCTGAACGCCGCCATCGGCGGGAAGGTGTTCATGCAGGTAGGCATCGAGATAGACAAGGGCGCGCTGGTGGACCTGTCGCGCGAGGTGGAGACGGTGGTCGGCAGTTTAGCCCTTAGCCTGAGCGAATCCATCGGCTCGCTGATCGGCGACCTGCTCACCGGCGGAGACGCCTGGAGCAACTTTTCGAACGCCGCGATGTCGGCGTTCGGCGACATGGCCACGGCCGTGGGCCGCATCGCCATCGAGACGGGTATCGCGGCGCTCGGCATCAAGGCCGCCCTGGAGACCCTAGGCCCGGCGGGCGCAGCCATCGCCATCGGCGCCGGTACCGCGCTGGTATTGCTTGGCTCCGCCGTCAAGGCCGGCCTGAGCAACGTGGCCAGCGGCAACTACGGCGCCAGCGCTAACGTCGCATCCAGCGCCTATTCCTACGGCGGCGGTGACTATGAGACCCGCGAGGTGGAGGTGAAGGTCACCGGGACCCTGCAGGCGGACGGTGACGCCCTGGTGGCGGTCATCGACGGCACTAACAAGAAGAAAGGACTGACGACATAATGGCATACGCAGTTAAATATCTTTTCCGCTTCGAGTCGCTGAACCATACGACCCGCGAGATCCGCGTCCTGCAGGACGGCTATTCCGGCAGTGTCATCCAGCGCGCGCTGGGGCGCAACCCCGTACTGAAGAAACAGCAGAACGGCCCGATCCATGGCACCTCGCTCGAGATCTACGCGCAGTGCGACGTGGACCGCGAGTTCATCGAGTTCTACACCTCGGACCCGAAGGAGTACCGCGTGGACGTCTACGCCGGCAATACGATGCTGTGGCAGGGATGGATCTCCCCGGAGCTCTACAGCGAGCCGGACATCGCGCCGCCCTATGACGTGCAGGTGGTGGCCACTGACGGCGTCGGTGAGCTGAAGCTCTACGACTTCGCGGCGCAGGGTATGGTCTCGCTGCGCGCCATGCTCACGTATCTGCTCGGGAAGACGGGCCTCTCCACGGATGTCTTCCTCGTCAGCTCGCTGAAGGCCGGCAGCGCCGGCGCAGGCGCGCTGCTCGACATGGAGGCGAATTTCGACTACCTGGTCGGCAAGACATGCTACGAGGCACTCTCATATCTGCTCACGACTCTCCACGCCACGCTCACGTGGTGGGGCGGCCACTGGCTGCTCGTCAGGGAGAACAACGTCACGTTCACTTCCGGCAAGGTGCGTTACTTCAACGTGGCCGGAAACTCGGCCCTGCTGGCCAATTCGGTCCAGGCGCTGGGTCGCATGTATCAGGACCCCGTCTGGCCCGTCGGCCAGCTCTCCACGGTGATAGATCCGGCTAAGAACAAGGTCGTCGTCCAGGCGCCATGGCATCCGGTCACGGCGCTGCAGAACTCCGACATGACGGCCGACGCGAACTGGAACAAGAGCGGCGTCACGTATGATTCCGCGAAGGGCGCGTATTTCTTCGCGCGCGATGTGATCACGCCGGGCGAGCTGGCTCAGAGCGTCGCCTTTGGCGGGTTGCGCGTGCCCATGCGCATGACTTTGAGCGGCTGTGGAACGTCCGAGACCGGAAGCGGATTCACCGGAACGGGAAACGGCTGGGTCGGCCTGGTCCTGAAGTTCCAGGACGGCGACGGGAATGTCTACTATCTCGGCGTTGACGGCGACGGAAACCGGCGCTGGGAGCTGTATGACTCCGGGCGCATACCCCGCGCCTTCGAGCAGGATCTCCTTTCCGTCGATACGGACCGCGAGAACGCTGACCGCATCGAGCTCGACATCCCGGCGCTGGCCGTAGATGGAGGCTTCCCCTCCGGCACTCTCACCGTCGGAATCTGGGGCGGTGCGGTCTATGTCTTCAGCGCCCATCTCGACGTGGTCCTGAACAAGGGGTATCAGGACATCCTGCACATCGACAACGGCGCCCGCGGCGAGGGCGACGATACCGAGATAGCCTTCGGGCG